TCTGTTTAGGTAGATATAACCTTCCAACCTTTCGGCAGAGTTAATTTCTCTACCTTTTTACGCTCAACATAGTTATCTTTATCCATCATCATTCTACATTGAGTATCTAGAATATCCCTCATTGCAACTAAGAAAGCTTGCACTTGGTTATCCATACTATCCTGACATCTAATATCATCAGGTATTACATTTGTTACACTAGGTTTTTGCATAACATCTCCTTTATTGGTTAAGAGTTATAATTAATTTGTCCTAAAGTAATGTATTCAAAATTATATTCATCACTAGAATATTTAGCCATTATAGCTGCAGTTATTTCGCTATCATCATCTTTATAAACACCCACTATTCCATGATCAACATCAACACTACATTCAGAACCATATGGGTCATGATTTTCATCAACTTCAACATAATATATTACTATTAATTTCATAGTATCTCCTTATTGGTTAAGAGTTTAATTATCTTTTCTATGACTTATCTCATAGTATGATCCTGTTCTGCTATCATTATGTATATTATCATTACTGCTGTCTTTTGTTACAACAGCAACACATATCATAACAAATATAAATATTGCTAAATAAACCATATAATGTCTCCTATATGTTGGTATATATATACACTACACACACGCTATGCCTACACAAAATGGCGGCTATGTCTGTGGTTACATTAGTTAAATAAATATAAATAAAGGGTATTGAGTGCAAGGATTAACCTCACACTCTCACCATTCCGTTCTTATTGTTGAATTTTTCTTTGCTTTTGAGTTACTAACTTCCACCCCTCAGCCTGGAACATTCCAACAGCTTCCAGT